TTTCAATGACCCTGCTTCGGGTAAAGAAATGATCGGCGCTGCACCCTTGTCAATTCAGTTTGTTGTGTGTGAAGAGGGATCAGGATTTACTGAGGCGCATCACCGTTATTTCCTCAAGGACTTTACAGGTCAGACATCTGTGTCTGATGATGAGTTGCTTCAGCATATCAAGGCTGAACAGAACGTGAGCATTGATGCACTGGGTGCATGGTGGGCGCAGCATAATCAGAAGACCAACCCAAAAGAAACTGGCCAAGCACTGTTCCACTTGTGCAATCACATTCGTTTACTGCAAGGACCGGGAATCGACTTTTATTTGGACGTTGCCAATGCTGAATGGAACGAAGAGACTGCTGCTAGAATACAAGCAGTGGGGCAGGATAGCATTCGGGGTGACGCACGGTTCCTGATTACTGTTCTGGCGCTGCTAAATTTTGACTGGGTTATCCAGTCACCACGCCAAGCAAGCACTGACAAACAGTATAAGTTTGGTAAATTCAGGCGGGGTAACTCGCACATCCAAATCGAAATTGACTTGCCAAAGCCCAGAGGCATATCAATTATTCCCCGTGAGTTTCGGGAGACGGAAGGCATCAAAAGATTACATGATGTTCGCGGTCATTTCCGTAGACTGAGGGGCGGTACTCGCGTGTGGGTTCGCGCTCACAAGCGAGGCAACAAAGAGTTGGGCACCATTACGAAGGACTATGTTCTCACAAACAAGTCAGGAGGATCATTACATGCTAACCGTTAAGGAAGAAATTGCGGAGCTAGAAGCAAAGATCGTGGACGTTGAGAACGACACGATCAATCTAGTGAGGCTTGCCATTGAACATGGCGTTGAGCCAACCATCGTACATGGATGGCGTGAGAGTTGGGATGCCATACCCAGCTTTGACTTTGAGTGTACCGATTGCGGCGGCACGGGCAGAGTTGACAGCGAAGTAGAAGTCGGAGGCCACACAGAAAATGGGCCTTGGGCTGGCTACAATGAGATCACCATCGAATGCGACAGATGCTGGGGCAAAGGCTTCGTCAACTGGAAGGACGTGCCCGATGTATATTAGCTCACACAAATACCTGTCTGCACCCCGCTCTATCCACGCTGATTCTTTGGGTAGCTTGATAGCTCAACTTAGCCTTGCTGATCTTGCCATGATCTTCGAGAAAAGGATTGAAGACATGATGGTATTTATTGGTCAGCTTGATGGCATCTCTGCCACATGTGATGTGTCCAGCGTGGACATCAATGGCGACCACCTTCAGATCAATCTGGACATGACAGGTTACGAAGACATCATGCACTCGCCTGTGTTTGAAGATTGGGTTGCCGCACATATGTCAGAAGAAAAGACGACACTAAAGTCAGCCGAGATTGTGCATCTTGTAACCAACAAAGACACACCCAGTGTTGAAGAATGACATCCCGTGTGATACAAGGAGTAAACATGAACACCACCAACCTAACGTCAGATCAGACGTACAATGTACTAAGGAGAATACACAATGCCACCACAGTTCGAGAGCTATGTGACACCAGAGGAAACGAGTGGGGCAGTGGATACTGGCACACAGTCGAAGCCAGTCTTAAAAGAAAACTCAACCCCGGCAGAAGACAAGATCAGGATGCATATCATCCTAGACCCTGACTGCCATGACAAGTTGCAGAAAGCTTGCGAAGAGAACGAGCGTAGCGTATCCGCTCAGATTAGATACATGATACGCCAATACCTCTAGTTCACCAGCGCCCTCACCCTAACGGGTGGGGGCTTACTTCCTCCCCCAAAGCCAAGTAACCAATCGCATCAACCACATCATCGTGGTTCATCTCACCTGTTTTGGTTCGCGCTATCTTTAACAAGGCCATCATGAGCGCAACGTCCTTGGCACCCACCTCCCTTTCAAGATAGATACTCCACAGCTTGGCAATGTTAGTAAAGTTTTGCTTTGCATCGCCATGCATGTCAGCACGGTTACCCGTGATTAAATTACGAGCCTCATCCAGCACGGTTCCGCGAGTTACCTGCGCTGGTTTTATTCCAAGCTTATTCATCATTCTTTGCTCCCTCACCTATCATGTCCTGACTAGTCAATATCTGATAATGTTCTTCGGTCATCATGGTTATGTTACCGCTAACGGAACGCCGCTCACCCTCACAATCAAACGGATAAACCATATGGTTCAGCCAGTGTGGAAAGATAATCATCTTGCCAACCTCAGGAATGATGTTCAAAACCTTAGGGTATTTGAACGATGCTGCTGCCTTCTGACTGGTCGGGCCGTTTACAAAACTAATACAGCCATCCATCCAACCTGATGCATTTTTCATATCTGAAGCATCCTTGTTTCGCATATTCTCTGGCACCATCGTGTAGATCACAAACGACATGGCACCATCTAATCTGTTGCCGTGATCATGAATGGGATTGTAATCACCTGCGAAACTGTGAACCGTCCAAGCTTCATAACAATCTGCATGTGGGTAATCGATAGATCCCTGCTGCACACGATCAGTGCCACCAATCATCATGAACCGTTTAGCGTATTCTTTGGCCAAGCTTTCAGCCACGCCATACACACCGTGAAAGGCATCGCACCTATCTTTCTCTAGGTTAAGCTGTGCGCCACGCTTTATCTGACCCACCAGATTACCAGAGAAATCCTTCTCTTCCTTGACGTTCTCTTCTCCCAGTAACTTGTCAATCTCAGTGTTCAGCACCTCAATGAACTGAGGTGGTAGGTTTGTTTCCAACACAAAAAAATCTATAACGCTGTGCGTTTTTATCTCTGCGCGAAACTCACCCTTTGGGTCAAAGTTCTGCATAGTTGATCGCCTCCCGGTATTGTCCTGTTGATTTAAAATATTCTAGGTCAGTCACACCTTGCTGACCCACCCACTTAAAGCGCACCTTCCAACAATGTATCTCTGATAAGTTACTGTCAGGCTTTCTGTGAACGGTCACGCCCAGATCAGCCTTGGCAAACCATGCCGCTGATCCTGATATGTCATATCCCTTGGGCGCTGGGAACTCACCCCCATCTCGCATCATCTTGGCGGGGTGTGCAATGAACCAGACGTGGATATCATGTGCCCGTGCGAATAACCGACAGCGTGTCAGCATCTGACTAATCGCTTCAGTCTCGCTAACCTTTGACTTGTCAATATCAACGTAGTTGTACGGGTCAATGATCAAGCCCCTCACCCCATATCGCAGGATGGCAGCTTGTGCCCTCTCCAATATCGATTCGATGGATGCTGGCTCTCCATCGTTTTGTTCAATGAAAAAGAAATGACGACTGCACCAGTCCTTTGCTTCGGCAAGTTCTTCGCGTGTCATTCTCATGCTAGGCCCATCGTGGAACGGAACCCCGGCATGTTTCTCCATCAGCTTGATGATGTGCGTTGGAGGATCGTTCTCAAAAGAACATACCGCAAAGGACCAGTCATAAGACTCAGCCATGTTGACCATGATCTGATCGATGAACTCAGACTTACCTGATGACGGGTGCCCCGTGACAATTGATAGCTGACCGGGACATATGGTAAAAAGATTATCGACGCTATCGATACCCGTGGAAAGACCCCGCTGATGCCCCCGTTCATATATCTGATTTACCTGATCGGCATAATGATCAACGTCAAACAACCCAGTAATCGGCCACGGCTTTGAGTCACCGATAACTTCTACGAGTTTATCAGCGCCATGCTTTACAAGGATATCGTTGGGGTCTTTGCAGTCTTCAGGCCAGTCTACCTGCCAGCATTTAACCTTACCTATACGCCGTGCCAGTTCCTCTGCCAGTGCCTGACCGGGACCATCCATGTCCACGGCAAGGATAACCCTATCAACCTGCTTCAGGAGGTCTTTTGCGGCCCATACAAAGCCATACTTACGGTCATTGGTGGGGTCAACCTCTCCCTCTGAAGCCTTCATAGGTGCCCCGTTAGGGACGCTGACGCTGTCTATGATACCAGCGGTGACGAGACTTAACTGATCAATCTCTCCCTCACAGATCACCAGCGTCTTGGCTTCGGGCCGCACCTTCTCAATACCAAAGAATGATTGCGCCCCACCAGCACCCTCTTGCGTGTGTGCTTTATCCCCACCTGATGTGCGGTACTTGACCGCATACACCTCTGTCTCGTTGTAAAAAGGAAAGCCAACGCAATCCGCTTCGCGTTGAAGCTTCTGAAAATACTTACGAGTCGATATGACACCAAATTGTTTGACCACATCAGGGTCAATCTTCCGCTCTCGTATCAACCAGTCTATGGCAGGTGATGCTGGTGCGTCCTTGACCTGCACCTTGGGATATGTGCGCTGTGGTTTCCACTCTTTCTTTTCTGTGGAGATGGCACCCTTCTCTTCACAGTGATGGCATAGGTATACCAGCCTGTCAGAAAAGAACGTGACTGCCATTGATCGGTCATTTTTGTTCTTACGATGATCACTGCAAAACGGACATTTAATTCGTGCTGTTGTAGCGTAACCTGCCCTGGCACTGTTTGCTCTTACTTGTATTTGATCGTGAATATAGTTGTTTTGCTGTGTCATTTCCCTTAATGTGCCTTTTGTCAAATTGATTCTCCTATTTCAATTTGTGATGAAACCTCCCAAACAAACTTACCGCCTCCTTATGGGGGCGGTATTTTTATTTTCACCACCTGAATTTCAGCGCGAGGATTTTCTTTATCATACGCCCACTTGATGTGTTTCTCTTTTACACACCTGTCGTTCTCGTAGATACGCCCTTGCATACAATCGAGTATGAGGCTTTCGTCTAGGTCAGGTCGGCGACTGGCGTACCATATGGTCATGAACACAGCCACGTCCTGCTTCTCTTTGTTGTTGTAAGGAATGATGGGATCAAGTGT